AGATCCTTCAGTGGGAGATATGGATAAAGTTACAGTTCTTATTGCCATAATATTTCAATTGATTTATTTTTGTTTATTTATATGCGTGATTAAGTCCCCAAAAAAGAAATATCGATATAGAACCAAAAATTATCATCGCATTGAATATTATTTTAACCATTTTTCTAGTTTAAAGTAATTTTCATCCACGGAAATAATGGAGGAATAACTCCCACTAATCTTAAAAGTCCCTCAGCAAATAAAGCAAGAACCACCCAACCGACGCACATACTAATGATAGAAGCATTACGGTTGTGTCGTCGTATTGCTGCATCGATCATCTCCTGTACTTCTGTACGACTCACAAATTCATCATAAGAATCCATCACTTTTCATCTCCAAGGAATTTCGCAAGAGGATCTCTTCTGGTTTTTACAATTTCAACTGCTCTTTTGTAGAACATATTATCTGTATTACCAGACTCCTCAAAGGTTGCCTTGATCTTCACCCAATTGTCGTAGGTGTGCTGATCCATAAGGTTAAAGATTGAATACTACTAATTATACTAGTAAGTATTTCTACTATGTCAAGTTTGTGTTGATACAAAAATATAGATTAAAAAAATCTAAAATTTTGTTATATTTTTAACAAGGAAGATCAGGGATTCGAACCCTGGAACGCTACTAACGTTAATAGTTTTCAAGACTATCGCCATCAACCACTCGGCCAATCTTCCATTATAAGTCCTTATCGGACTTCGAAATCCAAACGACGAACTTTACGTTGTCTGCGTGCTTCCTGCCAAGCAATATCTTGAGAAGTAAGAACGTTTGTTTTTGAACTTTCTTTTAATGAGTTTAACATTATAACACGAGATAAGTCAAGTGCTGAAATTTTATCGCCACGAATTGTTGCCATATTGGAACAACCACAACTTACTGTTTTTGTTGGGTGTCCTTGTAATTCTTTATTACAATCTCTGCATCTTATTGAAATCATTTTCTTTTATCCTATTCATTGCGTAAATGACCTTAACATCCAAATGTGTTTCCCATGTGCTTCATTCAAATCATCAACAAGGTTAATTGTGCCTTTTGATTTTTGATTTTCTGCTTCTTCCGATACTTGATTGAAAAGGTCAACAATTTTTTGATGTCCTTCTAACAAATCACGAACCATACCCATTGTATCTAGTCCACTATTTGCTTCTGAAATATAAGAAACTTCAGTAACTCTAGAAAGAGTAGGAACTGGTTTTATATTTAAGTATCTCATATGTTCAGTGATTCGATCAATCTCTTCAAACATTGCTTCATATTGTTTGCCAAACAATTTATGAAACTGATAAAAATCATCTCCAGAAACATTCCAATGATATACCCATGTCTTTTGAAAAAGAACAAAAAGACTTGCTTGAGTATCAGAAAGTAATTTATATAGTGTTTCCATTATACTCTTTTTGGAGTATTTATGCAATGGGAGCAGAGGGATTCGAACCCCCGACATTCTGCGTGTAAAGCAGACGCTGCTACCGCTGAGCTATGCTCCCTGGCTCCCCCACCTGGACTCGAACCAGGAACACTTTGATTAACAGTCAAATACTCTGCCAATTGAGCTATAGGGGAATGTGCCTCTGTCTAGGAATCGAACCTAGTTTCCAAGTGCATTGTCTGCCTGTCCTTACCAATAGACTACCAGAGGTTATGGTAGGCGGAGATAACTTTACCTATGTTATCACTCTTGACTTTCACTCACCCACAGAATACTAGGGATGAGGAGCGGTTTTGGCACCTACATTTGGCGTCTTTCTAGACTGTCTGCCTAGCGACTACCAAGAGCGGAGTATCGGAATCGAACCGACGACATCTAACTTGGAAGGATAGCGTTCTACCGCTGAACTAACTCCGCTTATAAAACAATCATAAGGTATATATCCTAGATTGTCAAGTGTCCGGTACAGGATTCGAACCTGCAAAACCTTGCTTCTAAGGCAAGTATGTATACCAGTTCCATCAACCAGACAAAGGCAGCATTTCACTGCCCGTAACGCTTTCTTTACAGGGCCGTTATCACCCCGTCTCTCTAAACAAGGGCAGTAGTATTACTGCGAGAGAATGCAACAATGTTGTTTGCGTTTGTTTGTTTGTCCCGTCATCAGATACAACCTTACCACCCCGTCGAAACCAATGCACCCCCTTGAAATGGAAGTGTGGGGAATCGAACCCCAGTCCGAAGCAACAGACTTTGCATCCTCTTGAACACTTTATATAGTAACAAATCCTTTTAAATTTGTCAAGCGTCCTCTGAGAGATTCGAACTCCCGACACATAGGTTCGTAGCCTACTGCTCTATTCCACTGAGCTAAAAGGACTTGGCGAAGGGTGAGGGATTTGAACCCCCATCGCAAGGTTTTGGAGACCTGCATCTTACCATTAGACTAACCCAACTGGCTGAGAAACTAGGACTCGAACCTAGATAAACTCCTTCAAAGGGAGGTGTCCTACCATTAGACGATTTCTCAATCCCTCAGTCGGATTTGAACCAACGACCTACTCATTACTAGTGAGTTGCTCTACCACTGAGCTATAAGGGCGGGGTGCCGTATGGGAATTGAACCCATCTAGTCGGTTCCACAAACCGATGCCTTACCACTAGGCTAACGACACAAGGCAGTGGGTAGAATTGAACTACCGACATAGAGGGTATGAATCTCTTGTTCTACCACTGAACTACACTGCCAAGGCAGAAAGGAAGGGATTCGAACCCTTGAGGGGATTTCTCCCCCGAAAGTTTAGCAAACTTTTGCCTTCAACCACTCGGCCACCTTTCTATAGTTCCCTTACGGGAATTGGAATGGTCGGACTCGAACCGACGACCTCACGATTATCAGTCGTGCTCTCTAACCAACTGAGATACATTCCATTGGTAGTCTCGAAGGGATTTGAACCCTCGTTTTTGCTGTGAAAGAGCAACGTCCTAACCATTAGACGACGAGACCACATATTTGGAGATTTCTCTCCAACGACCCTATGGGAATTCGAATCCCAGATTCCTACTAGACAGGTAGGCGTGATAGACCACTTCACTATAGGGCCAAGGTGGGCAGGGAGGGATTTGAACCCCCGTAGGCAGAGCCAGCGGATTTACAGTCCGCCTCCATTAACCACTCGGACACCTACCCGAATAGTTTATGTTTAATGACCGAACTACGGCGGTCAATGGGTCTGGTGGGACTCGAACCCACGATATACTGGTTAAAAGCCAGGTGCATTAGCCGCTATGCAACAGACCCATTAAAGGTTTAGATTGTCAAGGTGCTGGTGGTCTCTCAACCACCCTTTAAGAATACCACGGAACCCGTTGCGGGGAAAGTGGTTTGTGCCAGTTCCGAAAGTGGTCTTGGCAGTTTGGGGTCTCGTTCCCCCACCGACTCATGTAATATACCACCATTTTGGTCTCTGTGGGGAGATTGGTGGTCGCTTAAGGAAGTGTCACAAGCAATAAAAAAAGGGAGGAAACTTTTGGTTTCTCTCCCCTGTCTTTTGCTTTTATGGATTACATCTTACATATGTCTTTCCATTTTAGCAAACAGGGGATTACCCTCAATATGCCAATAGCGGCAATCAAGAGTACTAATCTGTTTGTTAATCATGGGGTAAGACATTGTTTTCGACCTAAGTGTTTTTATTTATAAGACTTTTGTTTAAAAAAGTCAACGGGTTAGGAGGGACTCGAACCCCCGACCAATTCATTAGAAGTGAATTGCTCTATCCATCTGAGCTACTAACCCATAGTCCTCCAGGTTTGTGCATCGTTGAGAGGCATAGGAGGGGTGAGACTTATGCGAAGTTTGGACCTCCGTTGCTCATACAAGTATTATAGAATACCTATACTAAAGAGTCAAGCAGTTGCTTTTGCTTCCTTACGAGCACTCTTTTCTTCAGTAATTTCTACTCTACGTGCTTTTACAAGTTTAGCAATTTCTTGAAGTGCTTTACGGGCACGAGTACCTGCAGAAGCATTTCCTTTATTAAACTTTTCGTCTTCTACTTTCCAAGCTTCAATAGCATCAAGTAGTTGTTGTGTTGTAGTCATAATAACCTCTAATAAAAATAAGGATGTGTTATTTATACACTTTAAACACAATCTTCTTTCCAAGGAGCACAAAGTCTCATCTCTCCACCAAGGCTTTTACATTCTTTTGTATAACACTTAGAGGTA